GGATTCGATAGCGTCAAAGCTGAGATCTTGGTCTGTATCTACTTCGGTCTGTAATGCACCTATTGACATCTTAACGGTTAGACCCATGAGATTGGTCCTAAAGATACGACTCTACCCCAAGGGGATAAGTATACCACACGCGTGGGGTTTTGCGCCACAGGCTTCACTCACTCATTGGTCGGCGTGTCGAGCATTAAGCCCAACAACGGCCACTCTTTTTGGGTCCATGCGTGCCCTCTCCCTTTTGTGCAGTTGCAATCCTCAACAGCGCATCTGCAGTTGTGATTCCTGCAGAGCAGAAGCCCTTGGTCCAGCTTAATCACTAAGCTCTTTGCACAATGTGGGCACCTTAGTCTTGCCGTCAAAGGCCTCTGCTCCAATCCTAACAGGATTTTCACCTGAGTGTGTCGCTTAGCAATAGAAAGGCTGATCTCTTCAATCAGTTTGGTCCGATTTGATGTCGGCCAGCTTTGTATCGTGTCGGCAACCCAAAACAACGACCTTACTGGGTCGCTATTGGGCACCACGCCCTGTCCTCTTTCGAGTCTCAGTTCGATCTCCCACGCAAGTATAGCAGACCGAATCCCGAGAATCGCGTCAAGCACATCGACACGCACTGGCAACCGCGGGCCTGGGACTGAGCGGCTGGTGCGCTCGCCCGTTCGCCCAGGCTCCAACTCGACCCCCAGCTGGTCGTACCAAGTGGCAAGGTCCCTTAGCTCTTGAGCTGTTTCAATGAGTGGCTTATCAGACACCTGAACTCCCAAAACCAGCAGCGCCACGGTTGGTCTTGGGAAGTTCTGCCACCTCTTGTGCTTGGACATCAAGGGAAGCGTTGTGAATGAGTATATACTGAACCAAGCGCATGCCAGGCTCTACTCTGACAGGTTTGTCAGTCATGTTCCACACACCAGCAAAAAGTGGACCAGTGTAGCCACAATCAATGACACCCTGTGCCACCATGAGGCCGTGCTTGCGTAAAGTGCTAGAGCGAGCTGTTAACAAGCCCCACGTGCCCTCAGGCACTTTGATTGCGACTCCAAGCGGGACATCAACAAAAGTGCTCGGCTCAATCACCATTTCGGCGTCGCAGTACAAGTCGAAGCCAGCGTCGTCGTCATAGGCTTTCGTCGGTGCTTGTCCAGTGGAAGTTAGTATTTGGTACAATAGGGCTGCCATATTCACTCCATTCTTTGATTGATTTGTAGGTGGGGATTTCGAGCGCTGCAAGGCCGACACTACTCATGCCGACGTCTCCAACCACGACAACTGGGGTTTCAAGGTCGTGAGCATGTTGGATTTCAAGGACAGTGCCAATGGTCAGCACGCCTTTCACTAAGACTGCGACAACGAGATCGGCTTGTTCTAGCACTCGCAGGTTAGCCCAATGCACGAACTCGTCAGGCACTAGGTCACTCGGTGCTTGCCAAGCGCCAGCTGGGTCATAAACCCACACACACTCTTGCTCTTTGAAGTGCTTTTTGATCTCGTCTTTAATGCGATTGACTTTCGCTCCTTCATCAAAGTCAATCGGTGCGGCTAGGTAGACTATCACTCGACAAACCCGCCCCAACCGCCGTTTTCACGTGCGTACTGCGCCATTTTGGTGTAAATAGCGATGTCGTGCCATGTGTCAGATGATGGGCTGCGACCATCAGCATAGCCACCGATCAGACGTGCGACCTTGCCCAGCACATAAAACGCTATGCCTAACTCGTCGTCTGTCACGTTGGTCGGCTTGCCAATCATTTGACTCAGAGCAAAGCCGATGACTTTCAGATCTGCGCTGCCATACTCAACGGCTTTTGGTATGACAGAGTCTAACTCGAACTTTGTCTCTTCAAGCCACCAGTTTGCAAGACTTTGCACGGTCGGTGCGTCTTTTGTGGGCGTTTCTTTCCTAAAGGCAGCTGCCACATCTTCCCACTCATTAAAGCCGCTTCTCATTTGACCCACGCCATCGTTGAAGGTCCAGTGCCTACCAGTCTGACTGGTGCGTTCACTGCACTTTCGATGTCTGTGATGTAGCGTTGTTGCTCATCAGACAAGATGTCTATTCCAGTCTGATCTTTCAGCTCAGGAAAGATGTAATCGAACATGGTGAGTGCGATTTTGACGGTTGGAGCGCCACCGTTTGCAATAACAGCGTCGCGAACTAGCTTGCTGTCAAAGTGCCCGACTCTGCGTACCTTTTGAGTCACGGTCGTGCGCTCTACCTCAAGTCCTAGCTGTTCCCAGCTGGTCTCGTTCTCTAGTGGGCCCGAGTTGCCAGCAACGCGAATCGGGTAGGTGCGGGCTGTGACCCAGATGTCAAAGACATCAACTGCACGGTCCCACGGGCTGACACCAGCTTGCGACAAGAAGTCCAAGGCTCTGCAGTCTTGGCTTGTGCAGAATGGGTACAGACCTGCGTGCAGTCCAAGGCCGTAGCCTTGTGTGCCCTCGATTAGAGCAGTGCCGCCTCTTTGTAGGTGCTCGCGAATAACTTGTGAAGTATCTACGCCACCACCAAACAGAGAAGCCTTGCGCATAATGCGGTCAGCACGTGAAGCGCCGATGCCTTTGCTGGTTGAGCCGATTCGGGCTTGAATGCCGTCACTGGTCTCGATATCGTGGTGGCGAGGCTCCAAGATTGTGGCTTGGTCGTCCACGATAATGCGTGAGCTGGCTTGGTAGCCCGCTTTGTCGAGATCTGAAAGCTCTCTATTAAAGACTTCCATATCGATCTCAGAACCCGCTGCGATGATTAGGTCGCTTTCGGGTGCAGTCACTGCGTTGACTGGGATTGAGCGAAGTCGCCATGCGTATGACTCCTCGCCGTCGGGGCCTTTGCCGATAACGGTGTGCCCTGCGTTTGGTCCTGCCACTCTGATGCCCATAAACGGTGCCTCAGATGTTGCGGAGAGGTAGCCTGCCACGGCGCCCTTTCCTTCACTGCCATACTGACCGCCGACTACGGCGATAAGACGTCCTGCCATTTGTTCCCCCTTTTAGAAGTTAGGTTCGAGTTGTTGTGGTACTGCCCAGTAGATTGGGTGCTCCTTTACGGCCTGGGCTGAACCGCAAAGATGCTTGGCGAGTATGAACTCGTATTGCTTGTGTATGTTGAGCATTGAGCGGCGTTCTAGGTAGAAGCTAGGCAACCACCTAGAGACGCCGTATGTCGGGCGCTTTTTTAGTAAGCACTCGATCTCCACCATTGTACTTATGGGGGTGCCGTCCGAAAACACCGAAAAACCGCACCACTGCGCCTTCCAAAGCGCAGCTCCACAAATACGGCAGAAATCCTTTATAGCCATTTTATCCTGCATCGGGTTCACCATCATCACTGCTGACCGACTTCACCGACCGCCCCCCCTTATAGGGGGGGGCGAAGTCGGTCAAGTTTCGGTCGCCTCTTGCCCCTACTTGACCGATACCCTCGCGGTCAGGGTCGGTCAAGTCGGTCAAGTTAAAGGGAGAAGGCGCCCCTAGCACGAAGGGCTTCAGGTGCTTGAAGTAGCGACCCTGCCCCTGGCTCCTGACACTCAGGAAGCCCTGTCCCTCGAGCTGAGCGAGCGCCTTCTTGATTTGGTCGGTGCCGCCGTCAATGACCTGCACGACCTGATTAGTGGACAGCTCTGCGCCGTGCTTCTCCATGAACTCGGAGATCTTGCGCATCAAATACTCATGTGGGGTGAAACCGACCTGCCCACCTACAATCGAGATCTCAATTCGGTTGTTAGCTTGTGAGATCAGGTCAACGTGGCCGACATAAGAGGCCTCTTGGCTAATACCGCGAACGAAGCCTGGGCGGTCTTTGGTGATTTTAAGGTTGAGCTTGCCGTTGGAACCGCGACCAAAGGGCATCGAGACATCGACCGAGATGGCAACACCGTCAATATCGGCACGCTTTGCCTGTGCGCCGATTGCGTAGTTGCCTCGGTTGTCTTTGGATTTAGTGACGTGGTCAATGGTCAAGACAGCCGCACCCCACAAACGGAGCGGGCGCAAAACCACCTGACTGAACTGAGTGGCGTCTTTATTCTTTTCAAGGTCAAGGCCCAGCAGGTTCATGGCGGCATTGACGCCGTCCATCACAATCAGATCGGGCTTGAAGTCGCGAATCGAGCCGAGCAGTGCCTGTTGCGCGATTTCGTTGTAAGCACCATCTGGGTTGGCGTATTTGAAGCGCTCGAACTGCTCTCGCATGACACCTAGCGCCTTCAAGCGGCCGCGAATGCCCCGCTTTGAGTCCTCAAAATCAATATAAAAGACCCTGTGGCCCTGCACCAGCTGTTGACGCACTGCTTCCAGCGCCACCCAAGTCTTGCCTGACTCAGACTCTCCAAATATGGCGTTGATTTTGCCGCTGTACAGCAAGCACTGCCCGTCTGTACGGTAAAGCACCGTAGGGCCAGCCTCGGTCTCGTCCTCATCATACTCAATCGCTCTCGGTAGCCAGCTGGTGTCGGGCTCTGTCACAGGCTCTGCGAATGGCTCAGGCTCGGGCGCTTCGAGAAGCTGTGAAATGTCAATGGGCTGCAGGGCACTTGAACTGCCACTGCCGAAGCCCTTCGCGGCCAGCGCTGACGCTGCCTTATGGAAGTCGCCACCGTGCTCGATGAGGGTATAAACCGCGAACTTAGAATAACCGCGCTCTGCTTCAAAGATAGTGCTAGTGCTAAAGACAAAGAGCAGGTCTGAGCCTTCATAGTTGGTGGTGGCGCTGATGCCTTCAGTCTTGCCTGGCCTGCACCACGCGGTGGTCTGCCCCTTTGAGAATACCTTTGTCCAGCCCAATGGCAGCAAGATCTCGTCCCAAGTCGTCTTTGCGTTGTAGTCGTCGCCTGGCAGTGTCGAGTTCGCGTCCCGAGGCCTCTCCGTGACCTCTGAAGCTACCACTGAGGCTTTTGGAAGCTGGTCGAAATATCTAAATAAGGAGTGGAGACTTTCGCGCTCGCCGACGCTGATAGTCGGGATTGTCTCAATCGAGCCCGAAATCAAAGACCAAGAACCACCTGACGGGTGACAAGACCCGCTGCTGGGGGCTGCAACCACGAAGCCACCTTCACCGCGGGTCTCGGCCAGCACATCAACGCCGTCGCCTGAAGCGGGGCGCCTAGCTAACTTTGTATTGCCTGGGACTTCGCCGTCTATGCGGTAGAACCAGTGCAGACCGCCGCTCGGGGTCATTTCGCAGTAGCCTTCGTTTAGCCGTTGCCAAAGTTCGCCAAGACCAGTTTCGATTGCCATGTCTTTGATCTCGGTGTGAATGCCGTCAGCTACAGCGCGACCTTCGACTTCGAGCATCTCGAGATTGCCTGAGATCTTGCCCGTGATGATACCAACGCCTTTGGCGTCTTTGAACCAAGACTGCAGTTCTTCAACTGTCGGCAGCTTGTGCTGGTATTCTTTCCAAGCACCGATGCCAGGGCGTTTCGAGCCGTCTGCCATAACTGGCACGACTGAACAGCCAGCTGCCGCGAATCTAAGGGCTGCCGTTAGAACCTCTAGGCTCATTTGCACTCCGAGCAGAAGTTGTACGCCCGAGTGTTGTCGTTAGACACAAAAAACGGCTTAGCACAGTGGTAACAGTGAACCAAGCGAATCGCTTTAGGCTTCTTTTTAGCAACTGGCCAACGTAACCGAATCATCTTAAACCCCCCCGTCTTTTGATTGTTTGCGTGCGGTGTTGGGCCTCGAACCCACTGCGTCCCGACTGACTTCCCCTTTCAGTTGTACGCACCGCGCCTTCCCTAGAGACCAGTGGAAGGATACTGCTCTAGGAAATCTAGAGAGGCTTAGCCCCGAGTTGAGCTAAAAGAGCCGCGACCTCAGGTGGCACTCCACCTGCTGCGGCTGGTGCTGGCGTTGCTGTTGCCCCTGGCTTGTAAGCCGCGGCCTTGGCAATCGCTGCCTGATCTGCAGAAGCGTCCACGATAATCCATGGGGCAGTCTTGCCAGGCTTAGCCACACCTTGTTGAATGCGACCGAGTACGCGCTGACCGATTAACGGCCTGAGTGCGTTTCGAATGGCGATGTTGAAAAAGAGCACGTCACTATGCTCCGAGTTGTTGTCCAAGTTGATAACGTCACACGATATGGCGTCAGCTGGACCATTGACCGTCTCGATACCTGAGCGGTATTCGATTGGCTTGAAGATAAGCAACTGACCTTGCAAGTCAGCTGGTTTTGGACCAGTGCTCGCGGCAGCTGGTGAAGCGAATGCTTCCATTATTCCCCTGCTTTCTGTTGGTTGGTGTTGGTGGTGGGTTCCTCTTCAGCAGACTCGAGCATCTCTTTGATGATGTCGTTGATGGTTTTCTCAGGCAGTGTCACCTGGGCACCCTTCTACGAGAGACTTACTGAATGGCTTGAAGTATGGACACCAAGCACAAAGCCTGTCGGGCTCTGCGGGTATTTGACTCCAAATCTCGGGGTTGGCTTCGACATCTGCCGCGGCCAGTAGTGCATGAATCGAGTCAAGGCGGCCCAAAGCGTTGAGCGCGACTTGCTCGTCGTAATCTTGTAAGACCATGACCATGTCTGTAAGCGAGCCTGACGTTGGTAGGTAGCAGAGTGCCACTTTTTTGACATCAGCGCCTTGCTGAGCGAGGCCGTAGGCGTAAAGTTGAACTTGAATGATATGCTGGGCATCAGCCCCAAACCTGCGGTACTTGTCCAGCTTGCTCGCGCCTGTCGTTTTCCAGTCGAGCACCACACCGTTCTTGATGTCAAAGAGATCGACCGTGCCTGCGAGGTTGCCTCGGATTGTGACGCGCTGCTCGATAAGAAAGCCTTCGCGCTTGCCGAAGACCTCTGCGAGGTACGCATGAATAGCAGTGCCAACCTGAGCGGCCCAAGAGCCACCCTGCATTTCGTTTGGCTTGTCCCAGTCAAGGAGTTTGTAAGCGAGACGCCGAGTGCACTTATGTCCGACTTCGCTCGGGCCGATTTGGATTTGCCCTGCTCTCGGCGACCAGATGCCCGCCTGTACGACGACGTCTCGGACTGCATTTGCATACTCCTCTTGGTCGCTAAAAAGTCTTGCGTAACTCACTCGTCGTCCTCGTCCTCGTAGATTTCGTGGTCGGGGATATTTGGCTGACGACCCCAGTCAGGAGCTGGCACGATTGGGTCAACTATTGACATCGGGCTCAACTATCGTGAAGCGACGAGACTCGGACTCCCGAGACAGAAACGTGTAAATCTTGGGGTCCAAGATCTCTTTGGCCTTGGCGATGTCAAGCCTGTAAGAGGTGACTTTGGTCCAACGAACTGCGACCTTGCCGTCAAGCAGGCCGATCTCGCTCTCGCCCATCATCTCTTGGATTTTAGCTTTCGCTTGGTCTAGCTTCTCCTCAAGGCTTTTGATCTCGCCCTGAGTCTTTCGATAGAGTTCAATCCACGCAGCCACGTCGAGTGGCAGGTCGATCTTTGGTTTGTCTTTGTCGAATGCGCTCACTGTTCCCCCTTAGTACCAGTTGTGCTTCTTAAAATGAGCCCATGCGGCGCAAGGCCCCCCTGAGCCGTACTTTCGCCCGATATAGGCTAGAGTTGCGACCAGCTGTGGCACTTCGGCATCTGAATGCTTCATGCCAAGATTCTTGTAAGTTCCATCAAGTAGCTGTCCGATACCCGAAGCACTGCTGACAGGATTCTCTGCCTGGGGATTCCAAGCGCTCTCCTTGCCAATCAGCTGGGTGAAGCACTTGAACGATTTTTCGTGTAGCAACTCCCGAGCCACGGCCTTCGCGTCCACTTGCATCAGAATTGGTCGCTCGGCATATACAATCGGATTCGCTGGAACTGCTGACAACAGGTTCGATGTCGTCGATATTGCTAGTGAAACCCCTAGTATTGTAATCATCTTTTGTGTTAGTGGGCGCATAAACGCTCCTCTCGGGCAGATCAGAACTTTGGTTTGTCATAACCCGCCGCTTTCAATAGGTCGATGAAAATATGGAGTGGCACGATGGCGGGCCAATCCGCGATGTGAGCTTCGCCTTGGCCGTCCAAGCGGAGTATTGCCACTGGCAAATGCCCCTCTTGGTACCTGTCTCGGAGTTGCTTCATAGCCTCGGCGACTTTAATCCCCCGCCGTGCCTTGACTTCGACATCAACCCCTATTACCCCAGTGATGTCGGTTCCCGATCTGCCTGACCCTGCAGGTTGTGCATAGGGCCAACCATTACTTCTAAAATACTCAGCGACTAGGCGCTGGCTCTGATACCCCCGTTGGACGCGGGAGCTGCTCACCCAAGACTCCAAACTACCAGCACCAAGACCCCTAAAAACAGGGTGATGAGGCGCCAGTTGACGGAGTTGGAGTCTTGAGCGGTCCCCCGCGATAACACTGCCTGAAACTTGAGCCATTGTGGGTCGATCTCAGACTTTGGTCTTTTTCGAGCTGACATTTAAAGCCTTTCCTATTTCATACTCTAACACAGCAGGCGAGTGGTACACGCCCACCGAAGTAATAAGGTCAGAGCGAACGGCGAGCGCCCAAACGCTCGCAGGTAGTTGTAGTTTGAACCAGCTGCCATGCACGTTCTCCCCTAAGTAGGTGACGTTTGATGGTAGCGGCTCCTTAAGAATCGCCGAGACTTGCCGAGACCAGTTGTTGTCAGTCTCTACTCGGACCGCGTGTTTAAAAGAGTACAT